TTTTTTGCAACTTGAAACTTGCAACTTGAAACTGAAGGAATCTCGCATGTCTGAGAAATCACCGTACCAAGAGAAAGCGAACGAATCCAAAGCCCACGTTGTGTGGCATGAGTCTAATGTGACCAAGGATGACCGTGCCAAGGTCAAGGGCCAGAAGCCCAAGTGTATCTGGCTGACCGGTCTGTCCGGTTCTGGCAAGTCTACGCTGGCGAATGCGCTGGAAGTGGCGCTGACCGAGCAGGGTAAGCATACCTATCTGCTGGATGGCGATAACGTGCGTCATGGTCTGAACAAGAATCTGGGCATGAGCGATGAAGATCGCACCGAGAACATCCGTCGGGTGTCCGAAGTGGCCAAACTGATGGTGGATGCAGGCTTGATTGTGGTGACGGCGTTTATCAGCCCGTTCCGCGCTGACCGTGATTCTGCCCGTGAGCTGTTCGAAGACGGTGAGTTTGTTGAAGTGTTCGTGGACGCGCCGCTGGAAGAGTGCGAGAAGCGCGATCCCAAGGGCCTATACCAGAAGGCACGCCAGGGCATCATCAAGGAATTCACCGGTATCGATAGCCCCTATGAGGCGCCGGAGAAGCCGGAGCTGGTGGTGAACACCGCCGAGAACGATATCGAAGCCTGCGTGAAGCAACTGATCGCGGCTATTGTCTAACGTTCCGGGTTGATCGCAACAGGATGATCACTCCCACAGCAAAGCCTGATTCTGAGATTCATGGCTTCTGTGGGAGCGGTTGTTTGCTATCACCTGCGACGGCAACGTTTCTACATCCTTCCTGCCTGACTCTCCTTCCGCTTTGTGTGACCATAGCCCTGATTTGCAGCCTGACTTAAGGACGAGACCATGGAACGTATTCTGGTTACCGGCGGCGCCGGTTACATCGGCTCTCATACCGTGCTCCTGCTACTGGAAGCAGGCTTCGATGTGGTGGTGCTGGATAATTTCAGCAACAGTAGTGTGGAGAGCCTGAAAAGGGTGGAGGCGCTGACCAGCAAAAAAGTGCTTCTGATTGAGGGCGATATTCGTGACGAAGATTGCCTGAAAACCCTGTTTTCTGATCATGATATTGGTGCGGTGATTCATTTTGCAGGGCTGAAGGCGGTGGGCGAGTCTGTTGACGAGCCCTTGCGTTACTACGATTGCAATGTCACCGGTACGTTGCGATTGCTGGATGCCATGGAGGCTGCCGGCGTGAGGACCATGGTGTTCAGCTCCTCGGCAACGGTCTATGGCGATCCGGCCAGCGTGCCAATACTGGAAGATTTTCCTTTAAGCGCGACCAACCCTTATGGGGCGACCAAGCTGCACATCGAGGATATGTTGCGTGATCTCTATCGCAGCGATCCCCGCTGGCGGCTCGCGCTGCTACGTTACTTCAATCCTGCCGGTGCCCATGAAAGCGGTGAAATTGGGGAAGATCCCAATGGAATCCCCAATAACCTCATGCCTTTTATTGCCCAGGTGGCGGTTGGCAAGCGAGAGAAGTTGAATGTGTTTGGCGGAGATTACCCCACTTCGGATGGCACCGGTGTGCGTGATTATATTCACGTCATGGATTTGGCTCAGGGCCATCTGGCGGCGTTGACTGCGCTGGAAGACAGGGGGGGCTTGCTGACGGTGAATCTGGGCACCGGGCGAGGTTACAGCGTACTGGAAATGATCGCAGCTTTTGAAAAGGCCTCAGGGAAAGCGGTGCCGTATGACATCGTCGAGCGTCGGCCGGGTGATGTGTCCAGTTGCTATGCGGACCCCGCCTACGCGGAAAACATACTGGGCTGGAAAGCCGAGCGTGGCATTGAAGCTATGTGCCAGGATCACTGGCGTTGGCAGGAGCGAAACCCGGAGGGGTTTAAGGGCTGAGCGGGTTTCGCGGTCGAACGACCGCTCCCCCAGCAAGGCTTGAGGCTGCAGAGTCACTGTGGGAGCGGTCGTTCGACCGCGATTGCTGAAACCCTGAGACAAAAAAAGGGTTTACCCGATGGATAAGCCCTTCTCTTATTTGGCTCCGCCTGCTGGGCTCGAACCAGGTGAATTCGCTGAATTCACCAATGATTAACCGTCGACCGCAGGGCGACCAATCATTGGTGCAAAGAAAAAGGGCCTACCCGATGGGTAGGCCCTTTTCTTATTTGGCTCCGCCTGCTGGGCTCGAACTAGGTGAATTCGCTGAATTCACCAATGATTAACTGTCGACCGCAGGGCGACCCATCATTGGGGCAAAGAAAAAGGGCCTACCCGATGGGTAAGCCCTTTCTATTTGGCTCCGCCTGCTGGGCTCGAACCAGCGACCCAATGATTAACAGTCATTTGCCAGAATCGTAACAATCCATAATGCAATCAAAGGGTTATGATGCTATTTATTGGGTATATTTAATCCGATTTACAGCGGCTAAGTCATTGTTTTTTTGGCTTTAGGCGGGATGATATACCCAATGGCTTCACCCTGTCAGGAGCCGTTCTATACCGGTCAGTCATGGCGGCATTGGTGTGCCCGAGCGCGGCTTGCGCTTCTTCCCGGGTAACGTCTGAGGCTGCCTTGCCGCGCAGGTCGTGCTCTGTGAAGCTGACGCCGGCCTTCTTCTTCCAGCGCTGCCACATTGACTGGAAGCCATCGGCCCGGCCTGTCTCCGGGTTGTAGTAGCTCTGCCCGGTGCGGGTGGCGAACAGGAACATGCTTCCGACAGGCTGCTGCAGGGCTCGCAGCTCCTCGATGATGGCCCTGACTTCTGGTGTCCAGGTGAACAGTAGGTCTTTGCTGGTCTTCTGCGTGGCCCGAAACAGCCCGTCAGGGGTGATGCTCTGAGCAGTGAGCTGGAGCAGGTCGGACTGGCGCAGGCCGGTTTCCAGTTTCAGCTCCACATATAGCTGCCATTTTCGCGGCAGCACCGCATAGAACCGGGCAAGCTCCTCATCAGTCACATAGGACCGCCGCTTGGCGCCCTCCAGCTTCACCTGGCCCACCAGGGGGTTGTGGTCGATCATGCCGATACGAACGGCGAAGGAGAGCAGGGCAGAGAGCACCCGCACATCGTGCTTGCCACCCTTCACCCGGTCGGCGTGCGCGTAGGCGTGGCTGGGCCTGATCTGCCCCGGGTGAAACTCCTGAAACACGCCCTCAATCTTTCCCAACGAGCGCAGATAGCCGGTCTGCGTGGTGGGGCGCTTCTTCGGCACCTCCTCCTCGCGAAACCGCTTGATGAGCGCGGCCATGTCGTTCGGTGTTGGCAGGTCAAACTGCGCCTGCACCTCGGCCCACTTTCGGTGGGCGGATGACAAGGTTTCGCCCAGCAGAAAGCGACGCCTGTTCCCGTTGAATGCCGGGTGGCCGGCAAGAGCGGGCGGGATCTGGTAGTAAATCTTCCCGCCATGCCACTCCCAGCGCTGGGGCAACCTGCGGTTTTCTGGCTTGGTGCGCTTTCTTGGGGCCATGTCAGAACCTCATTTCCGGCTGCTTCTTGGTGACCCGAATGCCTGCCTTCTGATAGTACAGCTGCCTGGGAACAGATAGGGAGCCGTCCGCCCGGCGCTCGGCATTGATGCCGTAGGTATCAGCCAGCCATCGCTGCTGGGCTGATGGCCGGACGCGGCGGGTAATCTCCACCAGCTCCTCATCGGTCAGTACGATGGACTCACTCATATCTCACTCCTTCTCCTTGAGCAGGGCGGCGGCGCGGCGTAGGTCGCCGATAGTGAAATGACTCCCTACTGGATTCTTCGCTGTCGGGTAGATAAACAGGTGCGAGTCATCGCTGTAGGCGAACCATCTATTCACAGCGGGTTCATTAGCAAACGGCTCCAGCGCCTTCTCCAGCTTATCGATGCGCTCGTAGTAAGCAGCCGCCGCTTTTGTCGCATCTTCATGCAGCTCAGCGTACATAGTCGCCTTCTTATCCAGCTCCGCAATCCTCGCCTCAGCCGCTGCGAGGGCGGTGTCTGTATTCGTATTGCTCGCCGGTCTTCGCACAAACACAGGATTTAGCGGATAGCAGCGAATACAGGGGAAATCAGGATGCTTTAGGTTTTCGCAGTTTGGGCACGGCTTCAGCTTATCCATGGTCGCTCTCACCTCCGTTATGGGTGGGGCCGTCACCCTGATACCGAATAAAATTGTAGTCTGTGGGGTGATAGCGGAGCCTCGCATTCGGCCATTGATCTGGAGCTACCACAACATAATGTGTGGCGCTTGTTACCCGTCCATCCGTCCATCCGTCGAACGCCCGTATGCGAACCCGCATCCCCCGCTTCACCGGCACGCCGTAAGTGTGGCGGATATACTTCATGCTCATACCCCCTCCCCCCCGTCGCCAGCGGTGCGGAGGCGGCCGGCTTGCTGCTGGCAAGCTTTAGCAAGTTTTTGGCATGTTATTTTTGCTGTGATGTTGCTATGTGTCTCGGCGGTTGAGAGATGCCGCTTTGCCATCATCAGCAATGCATCGCGCCCACCAATCGCCTTGGCCCGTTCAATCTCGTTCTCCGGCACAGAGGGGGAGGCATTACCGATGGTCAAGGGACGGACAACCCAGTTAGCCGCGCCTTCAATGCCATCTGAAACGGCTTCATTGATGTGTTCGTGGCACAATGAAACGGCCCACTCTTCTTTGTACTCATCGTCTGGAGTCACCGAAAAAGCTATCTGGTTGTTGCGGTCGATGACGGCCCACACAACCTTCCCGGCGTCGGCAATATGGTCGGTCTCAACGGAGAAGATGCACCAGCCGTCGGCAAGACCGTATTTGGGGCCGCGCAGAACGTAGGTGATCTGGCCGCACAGCTCTTTTCCGGTAAATCCGAGCGCAGCGCCTTCACGCATCTGTGCGCCGCTAAACACGGTTTCTTGCAGAGTGACGGTGTCGCCGACCTGATAATCACGGTCGTTCAGCCGGATTTCCCACGGCTTGCGGCCAGCAGCGGAACGGTCATACACGGACGGGTCAGTTTTGAGCGTGTGGTGCTTCGGTGGCCGCGCATCAGTCTCACCACCAGAAAGGTCTGACTGGTCCCACATGCGCGGCAGATCATCCGCCATATCGGCCTCACCGGAATGGTCGGGCGCAGGGGCGGTGGTGAGCCACGGGTTTGCTATCGGCAGCGTCTCGTCCATCTCTGCACGGTCACAGTTCGGGTGGCGAACATACTTCGGGCAGATGCACACCTCCCCGGTCCGGGCGTAATGCAACCGGTGGCCCCGCTCAAGGCAGAACCCCTCCGGCACCGCAACAGATGGCGGGGCGGGGTGTTTCGGGTTCAGTGATTCGTTGCCCAAGTGCATCAGGGCTGTACTCATCGCGCAGTACAGCTCTATAGGCACCTCTCTCGGAAGCTCTTTCGCGGGGTATCTGTCCTTGCACGTATAGATTCGCCGCCAGAAGGCGCGGACGATGTTACTAACCAGAACCTTATTGTCCCAGACCGGGGTGACAGCCTCCCCACCATTGGCGCTAAGGGCGGCTTGCACTGCGGAGTGCCATGTTTCGACTTCATCCTCAATGCCAGCAGGGTGGTCGTCTGCCCACTTGCGTAGATTTTCCAGCGCCTCAAACGCCTCTCTCACTGAATCACTCATGGTCGTCACCTCCGTTATGGGTGGGGCTTGTCAGTGCATCCAGTGCAGCGCAGCCCTTTGGGGGATATGCTCGAATCGAGTCCACAGTTTGCGCCGCACCATGTACAGCGACTGACAGACTTCCGAAAACACCAGCGAGAAAATCGCATAGCCCTCAGCCCCAGCCACGTTAGTAATCCCCGATAGGCGGCGCCGATAGCGGTATCCCATTTGATATTGTGCTTCAGGGCACCAGTTTTAAGGCTTCTGGCGTGCTTGTTTAACAGCATGTTCATCCATCCTTTCATCATCACGCCTCCCCCTCGTCGCCAGCGGTGCGGAGGCGGGTGGCGTCCTGAACTATTTCCCGTGCGCGGTCTATGTGGCACTGGTCAATGGCGAACCCGTCTGTCATTTGTGAAACTGCCTCAACTATCCGGCACATTCCGTTGAAGTCCTCAATCGTCAAGGATTCATTGACAGTTGGCGCAAGGCAGACAGCTTGGAACTTACTCAGGTCGTCCGGTTTAAAGGCATAAAGGTGCTCGCCATTAAGGCGTTTATCGCTTTGCAAACGGGCAACGGCTTGATTTGTTAGATAGCCAATGGGCACCACCTTCCCGGCGTCGGCAATATGGTCGGGGGATGGGGCGGCGGCGAGTAGCTTTTTGAGCCCTTGAAACCACGCGTCAACCTGTTGATCGCTGACCCCATTCTCTTTTAACGATGGCCGGGCATAACTGGAAAGCACGCCAAGAATAGTGACTGGTGGCTCCCCGTTCAGCTCCGGTACCGCAACAGATGGCGGGGCGGGGTGGAGATACACAGGGATGCCAGATTGCCATTCTGCCGACGCATCTGGGCGATAAACGGGGATGTGCAACCTGTCACCTGCCCGATAGTCATTCAGGCTGTCGGGGTCCACATAACCAATGGGCTCACTCTGGACTGTCAAGGATTTCTTGACAGTTGGACTCAAGTACAGCGGCGCAGCATCCGGGAAGGCTTCCGGCTTCTCCCGGCCCCAGATTCTGATATTCCCGTTATCGGCAAACACTACCCATGCCACCGGCTCCACCTCCCCACCATTGGCGCTAAGGGCGGCTTTGATGGCGTCGACCATTTCCCAGTCGTTGGCGCAGCCCACCAGCTTGCCGATCTCCTCAACGATCCCTTTCTGGGTGCGTGCTTCTTGCGCCCATATCTGGGCCTGCAGGACTGCATTATCTTTACCGGTGGGCAATACTGAGCAGTCAATCTCTCCGCACTGAAGCCGCTCAACCAGTTCCATCGCCGTTTCTTCGTCCGCGCCCTTCAGGGCTGCTATCAGCTCAATTGCGTTCACTTGTCAGTCTCCCTGGCCACAAAGGCCGTTGTCTCTCGCAATGCCAGCGCCGCTAGAACGGCACCGAGTCGTCAAAATCGTCTGCCGGGGGCTGGAATCCGCCACCCTGAGCCGGTGCCTGGTTCTGCTGATGTGCCTGCTGGCCACTGTTTGGCGCATCACCCTGCAGCTCAATCTCGCGCATGATGACCTCAACGCTGGTGCCCTTGCTGCCGTCATTGCGCTCAAACTCACGCACACGCAGTTCGCCGGAGATCGTAGCCTTGCCGCCTTTGCGCATGTGAGGGCACAGCTTTTCGCCGCGCTCGCCGAACAGCACCACGGTCAACCAGCTGGTGTGCTTGTTGTCTCCCCAGCCAGAATCCACCGGGCAGCGCACTGTAGTGATTGGCTTGCCTGCCGGCGTGTACTTCATTTCTGCGTCCTGCCCGAATCGGGTTGTGAAGGTCAGAATATTCATGCTCTCTCCGTTGTCTGAATGGATGCGGTGGCCGGTCGCCACTCCGGCTTGCGGTTTGTTCGCACAAATCGCTCAGGGCCATTGACCCGCACGATCCCCGGCAGCGGGTATAATGTCTGTTTGTACTCAGAGCTTCCGTCCGCATAATCCGGACCATATTTCCGGGACTCTTGAGCGCTTCTCCGTTTTCTCAGCGCCGCACCGCATCTTTTTTCACTTGCCTACGCTCCATACACTGTCCAACCCAGTGCGGTTGCCTCTGTGTTGATAGCTGCCACCAGTTCCGCCCGGTGGTCCGCGCTCTCAAATGGCTGACCGGTAGGCGGCGGCCAGCCAAACCAGAGGCACAGCAGGAAGATCAAAACCAGATCCATGTTGTTCTCCTGTGCCGTTGTTCATGCCCGTTTAGCGCCCGGGCAAGGCGGCCAGGTCACACCCTGAATTTCACTCCCCTCGCGCCTTAACTATCCCCACGGCCTTCCGTGGTTGAGAGGGGGCAAGGAGCCGGGCGCCCTGGCTGCGGGTGTTGCCCACCGCCCGCTGGGGCCATGAATTAGGCGACCCGTTCCAATTCCTGCTGATTCATTTCCAGAACCCAGGCGGCGGCGGTATGCACGTCCACCTGAAACTCGGCGGCGATAGCGCGCAAAATGTCCTGGTCGCTGGGGCGGATCGGATCTTCCTTGGCCTTGTATTCGGCGCGGGGCTCGCTTTTCACCTGTGCGGGCTGCTCTGCTACCGGTTCAGGCTTGGGCGCGACCTGAGCTTGCTGAGCGGCTTTCTCGGCATCAGCCTTCTGCTGCGCTTCACGCTCTGCCTTGGCCTTTTCCTCGGCAGCGATGCGCTGGCGCTCAGCTTCCAGGCGGCGTTCTTCTTCCTGCTTGTGGCGCGCAATTCGGCTCTCGACTTCCAGCTTCACCAATTCGCTGTCTTTCAGTGCCAGCTGCTGCCGGTCGGCGAACAGGAATTCGCAGCCAGCCTCGGCAATGATCTTGGCGTTGGCCCGGATCAGGTCGGCGGCTTCGTTGATGGCGATCTTTGCCCGGGCCACTTCGTTGTCGGCGGCATCACGCAGGGTGGCGATGGTGCGCTTGCCCTTCATGGCCTCGTTGAAGTTGCCGGGAGGGCTCGGCAGCCGATAACCATCAAGGGTCTTTTCGACCTTAGTGAAATGGTCATCAATGGCCTGCTTGCCTTGCTGAGCGATTTCCAGCTTGATGGCCTGCTTCTGGCTCTTAACCAGCTTCTCGGCCATCAGGCGGTTATCGCGGGCCAGCTTGTGCAACATTTCTTTGCGCTTCTTCGCGGTGTCCACCGCTTCCACCTGGGCCAGAAGCTGGTTCTCTGCGGCGTCCAGCGCATCCTCTGCTTTCTTGAGTGTCTTGATCTGTTGCTCAAGGTCAGCAAAGTCTTGGTCGGTCTGCGGATCTTCAATCAGCACCTCGTCAATAAAGTGATTCAGGGCAGACTCAAACCGGTCGAAGTTGTCCACGATGGACAGATCGCCGCTTACCTGGACCGATACGGCCGGCAGGTCTTCGGTGGTGGCACCGGTAGCCGGTTGCTCTTTCGTCTTCGGCTGGTAATCGGCCAGATCGGCGTCAAACTGCTTCCAGCCAGCCTTGATAGCGGCCAAGCGCTCCGGCGTCGTGGCGTACCAGAAGTGATTGCAGTCATCGGCGGTGCCGTCGCTGGCCATGAATAAGCACTTTTCGGCACCGCTCACCAGCAACTGCTGATCCATCTGGATTTTGTAATGCTCTTCCAGGGTTTCCACGGTTGCCGAGCGCAGCGTGTCGTTGATCAGCTTGTGCTCCCAGATAACGTCTTCCAGCATGGTCACACCGTCGAAGCTGGCCAGCAGAATGCCGTCATCATCCAGCGCGGTGGCCGGAAACAGCTCTTCGCCAATGATTTCCTCAGCAATAGGCCGTGCAGCAGCTTCAGCAGCATGCCCACGGTCAAAGATGGCCTGCTGCGCCGGGGTGACTTCCTCGGCCATGCCGGTGGCTTTCTGCTCCAGCAGGGCAGAGCGGGTCTGGTACTTGCTCTTGCCCATCATCGCGCTAGCCTCAGACGCGGTGTTGTGGTTGGTGCGCAGGGCTTTCCATTCCGGGCTGCCCTGGGTGACGTTTTGAATCTGCATGGTTATTCCCCTTGCTCCACGGCCAGCACCTGCTGGGCCTGTTCTTCGGTCAGCGGCGCCTTACTGGCCACCATGTCGATGATCTGCTTGCCGGACTTTTTGCCCGCCTGGATCAGTTGCGCCCACTTCGGGAAGTTGGCTTCAAAGTCGTCTGCCGGGTAATGCGGTAAGGGCTGGTGCTGCTCGGCCTCTCGCGGCGTTACGTCACGCTCTTCTGGAATGTCCCGCGCCTCTTCGACCGTAATCAGGCCACCAAGGGCATCGGCGAATTTGTCCCGCAGGGCATAGCCGCGGGCACGCCACATCAGCATCCGCTTGGGGTACTGCTGCCACGGGCCCTGCTTGCCCCATAGCTTCGCGTGTTCGGCATCCTGGCGGCTGAAGGTGACGGTGTGTTTCTTGTCGTCACCCTTGCGCCAGACGGTGCAAGTGGCGGTCATGGTCTGCTCGTCAAAGCTCTCTTCATGGCCGCCAAACTTCGGGTGATTCTGTACCAGGGCCAGCAGGGCATCGCCGTAGATGGCGGGCTTGCCGTTGATAACGGCGATGTTCTGCAGTGCCTGGATTGGGTTCAGGCCCAGCTCACTGCCCATCATCATGGCCACCAATGTGTCCTGTGGTTTGCGCTGGTAGTTCTTCGGCACCATTTCGCTGCCTGACAGCATTTCCGCCATCTGCATGGCTTCCTGCATACTGTTTGGCTTCAAGGCGAAGCCGTTGGTCTGTGCAATCGCGTTCATCCTTTGCTCCTTGAATAAAAGGCGGGCGGACCCCGCAAAACAACAGATCAGCGCTCTGTCGTTAGGGTTGTTTGGTTGCTGCGTCGATTACTGATTTAATCGCATCGCGTCGCTGCTGAATCTCGTCCCACATGCCATCCCAGCGAGGCTCTGACTTGTTCGCGTCAGCGATATTTCCTTGCAGGGCGCACAGCGTTTTATCGGTCTCTTGCAGCTCACTCAGAAGCTCCGGCGCCTTTTCGATCAGGGCTGCGTTATAGGGGCCTGAAGGTCCGTTTCCCACATGGCAAATATCCAGACCAGTTTCAGGGTCGCTGATGAATAGAAATCTCCCCGGGGCGCCCTTCAGGACGCAGTTCTTTACGTACTCCCCTATTTCCTCCGGGGTCATTGCATCGCCGCTTTCGTTGACCATGTTGAAAGCCTTCCAAGGCCCCGGCGTTCCCTTAAATTCCTGCATCACTCCACTCCTGCCACTTGCACCGGATCGGCGCAGTTAATGTCTGTTTTCCAGTCCCTCTGCACTCCGGCCTTTACCCGCCAGCAGTACTCGATTGCTGATGATTTCTCTTCCAGCTTGTCGTCCTGGTAGTCCATTTCCCCGGCCATGCACAGGATGGCCAGCAGAGCCATAGCAACGGCGGAACCGAGAACAATGGTTCCGTATCTCATGCGGCGCTCCGGGGTGCTTGCGGATAGATGATCTGGGGCGGCGGCGCCATGCGAGAGACGCCCAACTTGTGCGCAATGACCGCATCAATCAGAGCCAGCGCCCGGTTGATGGTCAGACAAGTCAGGCTCAGCGCGCCCCACTCGATCTGCGCCATTTCCCACTTGCCGTGCCAAGTGAAGCGCGCCACTTCTGCCGCTCTTACGCTGACCCATTCGTGGCTGAGCGACTTGGCGTCAATCACTGCCTGCTCGCTCAGAATCTCAATGCGTTTTGATTCGCTCATGGCTTACGGCTCCATCCGTTGTTGTGCGTCCAGCTTCATGCGCTCGTCGCGGGCCTGCTGGTAGCGCTCGTCGTCCATCATTTCGGTGATTACGGTGTCCAGAACGGCCCGGAATTCAGGCTTGCGGCGAAGGGCTGCCCACAGCTGTTCCGGTTCGATGACCCGGCCAGCTCCGGTTTCTGCCAGCGCCTCTTCCTCTTCCCGGTCGAAGTCGGTTTTGTCGTCGTCCAGGAAGTCCAGATCGTCCACCGGCAGGGCGTTGTCATACGCCGCTTGCGCGCTGGCCATGGCTTGCTGGTTTCTGAGGGCTGAGTTCATGTCTGGCTCCCAAGACCGCTTACGCGGCCACCTTCCGGTAAATGGTGTTGAGAAAGTCGCGACCTTTGTCGCCCTCAAGGGTTCTGGTGTTGTGCTTGCTGTCTTCGTGAGCAGCGCTCAGAGCCTGAAGGGCCTTTTCAGCCATATCAGCGACAACCCTGTTTGCCTCGGCCACAACTTCGTGCGCCATCTGGATGCGCTGTTCCTCAGTGGCTGGCATTCCGTTTTTCTCAATCCAGCGCTTGGCAGCGGCAAGGTGATGTTCATTCGGCTGGCTCATGTCTGGCTCCGGGCTGCTGTGTTAACCAATATGGTTATATAACCACAAAGGTTATCTTCATGGCAACACCAAAAAGGTTATATTTTGAGAAAGTTGAAAGTCGGCCCAAAATGACAGGCACAAAAAAACCCGCACGGGACGGGCTTCACTACCTGGGCAGGATTATCTGAGTGTGGACCACCAGAATACGCGACCAATGATTCTGACCTTCTGGGCTTCATCTGGCGCCAGCAGTTCGTCTGGCCATTCGTCTTTGTTGTAGCTAACAATCTTCAGGCTGTTGCCCGGCATGCGGTAAAGCAGCTTAATGCGGAGCATGCCGTCATGATCGATCGCGTACATATCCCCGTCCTTGATGCTGGTCTTTGATGTGTCCACGCCAACTGTCGTCCCCTCCAACAATACTGGCTCCATGCTGTTGCCAGTAACACTGGCGCATGCAGCTGATGAAGGATCTACGCCAGCACTTTTTAGTGTTCGCTTAGAAAATCTCAGTTTATTCCCGCTGTTCTCAGCAACAACGTGCGTTCCAGACCCGGCAGCCAATTCAACTTCCTTGTAAAGCGGCAGCTCTACCTCCCCATCCCCAAGCGGCGTCTCGTCATCCCACGGGTCAAACC